GGTTATGACTATTCCTGGCATGTGTCCTCCGTTTTGTTTTGGATGGCGTTTTCTTTCCTGATGGCGTTTATGGCTTCGTCATATTCGCGTTTTACCTGTTGTTCTTTGGTGTTCAAAACCTTTGCCGCTCCTTCGTTTTCAAGATGTGCAAAATATAAAAAGCATCCCAAACCGAAAGGAAAATCAAACACTGAATCGCCATAAAGCTTAATTTCATGAGCCGGTAAAATCGCAAGGAAATTATACAGACGAGCCATGAATGAAGAGCCGATTTCCCTGCCGCCTTCGCTTTGTTCTCCGTTTGCAATTTTATCGGTGATAGCATCTGGGCATGGCGGGAATAATGTTCCCTGTTCGCGGTATTCACGAAACGCCAGCACTTCTTTTGTAATATCAGCATTGCGGTTTGCCCTCCGATATTTCCACCAAAAAGACCAAGGCTTTTCAGCGTGATTTTCTGCCCATGTGTGAGCGCAAATAGCAGCGGCTTGAGTCACGGCAAATGCTTTTGCTCCGTGGTCAAGCTTGTCAAAATCATCTGCCGCCGCAAGTAGGGCGTTGTTGTTATTAAACAAAAGCACCTCGTGACCGAGTGAATAATCTCGAAGCACGAGGTGCAGGACAACGCTTTTATCAGGGCTGGCAGCTTTACAGAAAGCCGCGTCGTGCATGGTAAAATTAGCTTGGTGTGGTGACGGCAAGAGTGTTCTGCGTGCTGTCAACGTAGCGGCGGAGCTTGAAAGATATCACGCCGGTATCGGTGTTTTTCAAAGTGATTTCAGCACCCGAAATGACCTGATAAGTCGTGTTTAACGCCGTAACGTCACAGCCTGAAATTGTCACTGTTGCAAACATGGCAAAGAATGCGGCTCCGGCTTTAGCGTGGGCAACCGTCGGGCTTCCTGTTTGGTCAATAAGAATCATCTCAAGGTCGCCTTCAATCATTTCATTGTAACCCCTCCAAGCGCAATCATAACCCAGATTGTCCTTTACAACAGCTTCTTCAAAGCGGTGGGAAAGTTTGACGCTGGTTGGAGACGGATAAAGTATGACATCCGCAGTCCAGCCGTTAATTCCTGAAACTTGAGCTTTGCCTCTTACAACAGCGGTTGCCATAAATTAATTAGTGGGATGATTGGAAGCTGAAAACGTTTCGCGCAAAACTTTGTATTTAACGCACAATTCAGCGCGGGTTTTGCTGTCCGCGTCGTAGTAGGCAACGATAAGCTCCGCTTTGGTAGGCTCCGGTTTAACCTCTGGTTGATTGGTGGAAAGTGTGTCTGCCATACATTGAAAGCTTTTTAGTCAACTCTAGGTGAGGATTGTTGACGGGATAAAAGACAGGTGGACGTTGATTCGGCCCTTTTCTTCGGTGACGTGCAAATCCAATTTGCCAAAGTTATGTTTGTCGTCCGTGCCGTGGATTTCCGTAACTATATATTCCTTGAGGTGCGCGGGGATGTTGGCTTCTTTGACTTTCTTTTTAAGTCCTTCAATCGTTCCTTCTGCGCCGATGATGTTGCAGTTATAGCTGCGGAGTTTTGGGGGTGTAATTGTCTCACTCATAAATTAAGAAATTGCGGAGGGGCAAACCAACGCTTTAAAAATCAAAATCCTCTCCCAGGAACAACCGTCATCATCCGCAGAACCTAAACCGCCTCCTAGCTCATACCACGCAAGACATGTAAACCCTGACATGTCGCTATTGTCGGCAGCATTTGACGTTGCAAGTGCCCTTCCTGCGGTTGTAATAGCTGCTGCGGTGTAAGCGTAGTTGACGTTGTTATCCGTCATTCTAAGCGCATCCCGCGTTGCTCCTACGCGGTTGTTAAAAGCTATGCGGGGGGATTGAAAATCAGTTACGGAAGGGTCAACAGCGGCTGAACCTTTAATTGATATGTGAAGGGTCAACATATCGTTTCCGCTGAAGTCAGAGCCGAGCGTGTTGGATACAGCTATAACCGTGGTATTCGGATAACCACGATTTTGGATGTATTGAGACTCCGAAGTATCAGCCATTGTCCCCGCGCCAGCCGCAATTATGTAAGCTGCAACCGCCCGTTCTGTGAGGGAAAATATGTCTGAATTGGTGATTGTAGTCGTTGCCATTCAAAAATGGCATCAAGTCAAAATTTACTTCTGCGCCTTATTCCAGTCCACGCGGAGCTTTTCGGCTGCGTGTTTTAAGTAATAATCAATGGCCTTAAGCCCTTCAGTATTGATAGCGTCTTGAACCAATGGAACAACGATAGACATGTTTGCTTTATCTATGTTTGAAGCGTTTAAACCTTTGCTTCCGAGTAAATCCGTTGATTCCGATGAAACCTTTTCAGAGCCTTCGCGCGCAGGCGTCCCAGTTCCGAAATCGTTGTTGCGGTTAAAAAATAAATCAGGCGTTGCGTCCGTTATTTTGAATCCGCCTTTTACAATGTCTTTAAACACCGCTTTAGCATTTGCAAACCCAGATTTAAGAAAAGCTCCAGACTTACGCCGTGCCGCTATCATTTTAGCTACCGCCTGAACCATTGCAGCGCGGCCTTCGTCCCTGGATTTACCTTTAAACGGGTTTTGAGCTAAAGCGTAACGGTTGTTGGTAAGCTGATTGTATCTCGATGTTGATTTAGCGCGAGCGATGACAACCGCAACCGCCATCGGAACATTTGCCGCCCTCGCCTTTCCTGATTTAGATTTTGAAACGATAGGCACAGTGATTGCCATTTCGCTTGAAATGCGGTCAGCCGTCACTTTGGGAATGCGACGCATCACATCGTTTAAAATGCTGTATTGTGCAATATTGCACGATTCCGCCGGTGTCCTTCGGTTCCACTCGCGAGCCATGCTTAAAGCGGCATCAAGTCCGCTTGTATCAACTTTGACCGCAGTTAAAACGGGTAGGTCAGGCATTTTGATTGAGCGAATTGCAATGGAGCATAACAGTCAGAGCACCCGGCAAAATGGTTACTCTGTCCGTTTTGTAGGCAAATCCGTTGTAATAAATAATCTTGTTCTGAACCGTTGCGGCCAGCGTTCCGGCATCGGTAATATTCACGCCATCAATGAATTGTCCGGCGTTCGCGGTAAACGATAAATCCACAACATCCGACACGCCGCCTTGACGGAGTTTTAGATTGTTTTCAACGCTTCCAGGAATAACCCGAATGGTCACGCCATTATAAACCACAACCGGACACGAGCCATCTTGCTCGTTTTGCAAGTGAGTTATGTCGTTCGCGTGAATGGCGTATGGATTCATAAACTAAACAGGCTGGTATCGCGGAAACAATAAAAACGCGATACCAGCCGTGGGATCTTGGCGTGCTTGGTGGATTAAGTCTTTTTGATAGCTGCTGTGGCGACTTCCGCTTTCTTTTCCTTGGCGGTTTCAGCCGCAATTTCGGCTTTCACTTTTGCCACGATTTCAGGAGTAGCCTGAGCAACTTTTCCGCTGTAAGTCAGGATAGACACAATCTCGCGGCTGTTCGCGTCGAGCTTGTCAAGCGTGTCCTCTTTTCCGACTTCGATTTCAGTCCCTTTATGAATCACGTTATCCAAGGGGGATTCAACGTTTTTGAAAAACGGGACTTTAACAAACGAATTGATAACAATGAGCTTCATGTTGAATTAGTAGGTCAAGGTATCGTGAGCAATGCCGGTCAGGGAGGCTCCAACTGTCCAGTTGGTAACAGTGCCGCCCGCAGTGTAAACGATATACAGATAGCGGGGCACGTCTCCAATGTTTAACCCGAACGTGGTCAACCCGTTGTTCAGGTTGTTGGTTACGCTGATTGCGCCAGCATTGGTGAAGGCGACAGGGGCAAGGTAAGGAGTCGCAAACCCTGCGCTGTATGCCGTCGGCGTGGTGATAGTTCCGCCAAGCTCATAAATGTTGGTCGCTTTAAGCGGGGTGGAACTGTAGTAGTAATTGCTGTAAACAATAGTCTTGTTGACAGCAACACCCACGTTGGCAAGCGCAATCAGGTTGGTGGTGTCGGCAGAGCCGTAAATCTGCGCGGTCAACGTGCCGCCGGTTGCGCCGGTGTTGGTGTATGCCAAAACGTCAATTTTAGCGATGCCGTCAAACATGCGGACATCAAACGGCCCGTTGGTCACGGTTGTCACGCCGCCGTTATACCCAAAGTTAGTCACGCCAAGCGCAACTGTGCGGGGAACGCCGAACAAGTCAAAAGAACGTTGTGCGGACGCGGTGGTAGCCATGAGGCACACGAGTGCCAAGGCGATGATGAATTTCATAAACTTCATATTCGTTTTTCCTTATTGGTTATTGATTATTGGTTGCCGTTGTCGGTGGAGATGACAAACGCTTGAGGATGGCGCAACACGTAATCCAGCCACATGTTCGCGGTGATGACGATTTCACCGTTTGCGGCCTTGGTGAAGTTATCGACAACGATATCCAAACCGCCCCAAAGACCTTGGATAAGGTGTTCCCATGCACCCAAAACAACCTGGTTGTTCGGGATTTGGTTGGAAGCGATGGCGGGGATTGCGGCCAATTCACCGTCATCCACTCCGCCCTGCCACAAGGCATTGGGAATACCGGAGATGATGGTGGAACCAGTCAAGGCAACTGCAACAGATTTCAGCGCACCGCGAACGGTAGGCGTGGTCACGAACATAATCGGGTCTTGAACGTTCGCCGAACGAATTGCGGTTTCCATGCTAACGAGCTTGGCGTAAGTTGGAGTTGCGCTAAAGGTCACTGCGCCTATGCCGGGAGTATTCATGACGCCCAGAGGCTCGGAGCTTGCCCCGATGCCGTTGATTCCGAGGTAATCAGCTTTAAGAGCCAACACGCGGAACATGTCGTCACGGATAAACGCTTCAACGTCGGGTGAGGATTGCAACACCAACTGTTTGCTGTAAGGCAGGGTCACGCCCAAACGCTTGGGAGACATAACAACCTGACCGACAGTTTGAAAGCTTTGGGTGAGCGCACCGATTTCAGAAACGCTATAAGCGGTTGCAGGCGATTCTTGGCGAGGGATGATGACGTTACCAGTCAAACCGGACATAACACGCATTCCTGTGCGGTTCAGGACGGACTTGTTACGCAAAAGCTCGATGATAGGAGCTTGGAACAGGGAAGGCACAAATGCACCGCCGGAAGCAAAAACAGTCGCTTGCAAATCGCGTTTGCTCAACTGGTTCTCAGTCGTGCCAGCGCGGGTATCCCAAGGGACAAGGAAACCGGAGGGACGCAAATTATCGCTAGCCATGCGTTTGACCATTTCAGCATGAACCTCACCCTCAAAGCCGTCTGGGGTTTTGCTTTCACGCTGCAAGCAGGACTGCATGGCGCGCTTGAGGCTGTAGGACTTAGTGTCCTCGCCATTGGTGATTCCGGCCAATGTCAAATCAACGGCGGGTTTGCTAGCCACGATTTCGGACAAGCAACGGTTGGTAAATTCAGAAACAGATTTGTCAGACGAAAGATAATCGTTTGTCAAACTGCGGAGTGTTGATCCAAGCTTGCCGTCGTTGCGCTTGCCGTGATTGGCAATCATTTCGTCAGCAATTTTGGTGATTTCCTTTGCCCGTCCCAGCACTTCCGCGCGAGTTGCGGCAGTGGCCTCGGAGCGAGCCTTATCAATATCGGCAGTCGTGAGTTCTGGCATAATTTGTGTGATTGATTTGTGTTTGTTACTTGTCGAAATTGCTTGAGAGTCAACCGAGCGACCTACCCCGACGTTTCGATCCGCGGGAATTGCTACGCTAGAGACCTCCTCGGCCCTCCATGAAAAGACATAGACAGGATTTCCGTCTTGAGCTTTGGATTTTGAAACTATCGAAGTGCGCTTGTAACCTACCGAGATATGCGGACGTGTCCGCGTGGTCATTTGCTTATAACGAGTCTCGGCAAGCTCGTGGGTGTCATAGCAAACTTTTGCGCGGCATTTTCCGCTGTCGATATTTGCGCTTAAAACTTTTCCAAGGTGGCGCGTGGGGTCATGCTCGTCCAGAAATGCGCCGGAATCGTTTAAAGCGGATAAATCAACGTTGGCAGGGTCGCATGAAAGGACTTCGTAATAATCGGAGCCATTAGGCACGAGACCATCACGGCATGAACGCAAATGAACGGGGGTTTCCGATGCAAAAGAAAAATCTAATGTTCGAGACCCCTCGTCCACTGAATCGGCTTCGAGAAAACGGTAATTTAGCTCCGGCATCAAAAATGCCGGATAGTCAACTATTCACCCTCTTTTTTAGCTTCCGATTTTGCCTGTCCTGTATCTTGAGGCATCATCCCGCCTCCTGGCGCGGGCATTACAAACGTTAGCCCATGCGCTTCCGCCATCTGTTTGGATGCGGCAAGTTGCGCGTAAAGCTCCTCAAGGCTGGTTGAGTGCTCGCTATCCGCAAGAACTTGCTGAGGCGATTCAAGTCCCGCGCCGATCTTAGTTATATCGGCTTGCGCGTCCTGCACAGGATTCAAAGACGGCCAACGTTTAGAGTGGAAATGTGCGGCTTCAAAGATTTCATCGTATTTAGTGAATGGAACGTCAATAACTTTGGTCATAATGGCGTGTTTAAGCCATTCTCCAAAATGCGGACGCACAAAATTGTCAATGATAAGCTTTTGGTAAACCTTGAAATTGTCGCGCTCTGGAATTTGCGCGGCCCGCGCCGATGAAAAGCTATACCCATCGTAATCGTTTGATATGGACGTGTAAGCCACACCTGCACCGGACGAAACCCTCTTGAGGTTGTTTTTTTGAAAACTGTCCGCCGATTCGACTGGGAATTTTGGGTCAACCAGCATCGGTTTTTGACCGTAACCCAAAACCTGACCGCTTCCAGGGGATGCAACGTCGATTCTGTCCGCGCCAGTTCCAAGGCTATCCCCTGAATTATTGCCTGCGGTTGAACCTGCCGAGCCATTATAGGCGTTTAACAGAGTCGGGTCTCCGTCGTAAGTTCCTGCCCCAGGAAATTCCTGGGTGATAAACCACGGTTTGCACATTGCCCAAGTCGCGCTTGCGACGTGTGCGCGGTCAAACTGGCGGTTTTGATGCAACGGTTGAATGATGGCATCAAACTCTGGAAAGCCGATATCCTGCTCCGCCCTGTCACGGATGTTGTTAATGTGGATTATTTCCGATGCGTCAACCCGTTCCCGCCACACGTTCGCCTGTGTGGTGTTGTTGTATTGAAACAAATCGCCCGGATGCCGCGTTAAAATGTAATAGGCAACCGGAGCGTTATACATGTCGCGTTCAATGCTGAAGCGGACGGCATTCCCATTGATGCCTTTACCCATGTATGATTCTTGCAACCTGTCCGATTCAATCAATTCGATGCCGTAAAAATACTTATTGCCGGGATAGGCGCGGTGGTGACGCACCAACACAGAACCGTCCCGAATAACAGCGGAAATAATGGACAAATAAAGCTCTGTCCTGTCCATGTCTTTTCTGACAGTGCAATTTTCTGCGCGGCCCGCACGTTTCCATTCTTTCTCAATCATCCGGTTGAGATTCAAATCCGTGGTGAACGTTTTACCGTCGGCACTCCACGATCCGCATTTCATTTCCAAACGAAACGGATTTTCTCCGCCGATGTTGTTACGCAAAACACGCAACAAACCCTTGGCTATCGGGTCATCTTTAACCAGCGTGCGAGCGCGTCCGCGTGCGATGTAAAGTGAAGTAAGGATTTCGGCGTTTGCGCTTCCAAAAGTCGGGTTGAAATCAATGTTAAGGTTTGTGGTGGTCGCCGCGTCGTAAGCCCTAAACATGCGTTCATTTGACTCGTTGGCTTTGCGGATTTTTCCAGCGTCTTGAGGCGTCCACCTATTCGGCGTCGGGTTAAACCGTTTTGCCGCTGGTTTGCTTTTGAAAAAATCAAAGATATTCATCGACCTTGAAAATATGGCCCTGTGTTGAAAATGTTGAACTGCGGACGGACGGTATTACCTGAAGGCATGCCATTACGGACACGTTCAGCTGCAATTCGTTGCCGCATTTTGTCCTGCCAATAGCCAAGCTGCCATGTGATTTCCTTGCGCCGTTCGCGGACAAGTTTCTGACCGTTGATATCCGATTCGTTCAAGGCGTGCGCGTTCAATTCAAGCAACGTTGCCTGCAATAATTCGACCTGTTGCTGGTCATACGGTTTGACTTGAGAAGTATTTGTAGCGTTGCTGTCGGGACGCAACTCTATGACCCCATAGTAAATCTGATGACGCTCGCCCGTGCTTGAATTGTAAGCCGATCCGGTAAAAGTGTAACTTCCTGCAACCCACAAATCAGTGACCGTCCCCGCAACCGTGACGCGGTGTTCATTGGTTTGATAAGTTGTGCTGGTAAATGTTACGGGAGTGTCTGAATTTGCCCCGCCTTGAATTTGATATTGAAGCATCCACCCATCCGACGGCATGTAATCAGGCAGATACCTCGCAAAATCCAAAGTATCCCCGATTGTAAATAAAATAGGCTCTTGAGTCAGAGGAGTGCTCATCAATCAATAGCCAAAGTCAAAGCGGATGTTGTTCAATCGCCGGAATATCTCCGGTTTCGACTTCAGCCAAAGCCGAATGGCCGATTAGATTATCCATTGCCATCCTGACAAGCCGCATGCACGAAACGTCCCAGTAATGGTTATCTTTCCGCACCCGTTCCCAGTATGGTTTGCCGTTCTTTTCTATGCGGATTTCCGATTGCATTTGCTCGTCATAAGCCAAAGGCCCAACTTCTTTTGACTGCATAGCTGCCGAAAGTTGCTCGCGGGGTAATGCCACGAATTTAGGCTTGCCCTTTCCGCCTATCAAAAGCCCTTGCAACTGGTCTTTAAAAGCCAAATTTGACCAGCGGTAGATGGAAACAATTACTCTTTCATGCTTCCCATGCTCATTGACAATCATCTGAATCACTTTTCGAGGCTCCGAGTAAGCTTTCCATTTTCCACGGCTTAATCCGGTCATCCACTTAAACGAAGTTGCAATATCGCCCATCAAAATCTTCCAGGTGGACGGGATAACCACTTTTCTCCCTAAATGAACCGCCTCCCAGTGTTCTCTGTAGCTTGCGACTTGAGCAACGATTTCGCCTGTCCATTTTCTGCCGTCAATGCAAACGTAATGATTTGGGATCTTCCATTTCTTTTGAGTGGCGCGCAATTCTTCCCATGAAGTTGCAAAACCACGCTCCAACTGGAAGGAATTTCCCATTTTATCAGCAACGTATGCTTCATACCAAAAAGTTCCAACGGTATCCTGTGTCAAATGCTTCTGCGCGTCGATTATCAGCCCCCTGTGATGCTCGTCGGCAATTAGTTTGTTCGGGTCATAACTACCCGTTGCCGTCACTATAACGTCCCGCGTCAACGTATCCTCAAAGAAAATGGCGCGTTCAGACAAATACCAATCCCGCATCGGTATGTTGTTGTCCTTTCCTTTTGCCTCTTTTGCGGCCAAATAAGACTTTGCGGAGTCTGAAAACGGGTTATCTTTGGCGGATTCCTTTGGTAAATAGAAAACCACCGATTCAGGAGCTACCCGCGTGCCATCAGCAAGCGTAATGTGGTAATCCTGTTCGTAGGAGTCCATTAGAGCTTTGCGGATATCTTTTGTGTCCTGAATGTGGCTCCCGCAGTGATAACATTCCCAATAGGCGTTTCTGCACCTCTCCTCAATGGTTTTTGTCCTGTCTGAACCGTCCGAAAGCAATTCCGTTTCACTTTCAAACATCATCCCCGCGTAGGTTTTAGGCTCAGGAAGTTTTCCTGTGCCGTCAAAACGCGGCAAACCCACGAAGTTATCCGGTCTGGTTTGGTGAAAATCCCATGATTGCCTTCCGCCGCAATATGGACAAGCCCACGTCAGCTTGACCGGGTGAGCCATTTTAGCGACTTGATGAAGGTCGTCCCCAGCCATTCCCGCCTGTGATTCAATGAGAATCTTTTTGGATAACGGAAAACGGTCTGCGCGCTTGATGGCTTTTTGTAAAAGCCCATCATTTGTATGTTGCCATGCTTCAGATACCCAAATAACCGGCCATGATAGCGATGAGCAATTCCTGTCATTCAAACCACCCACCTTTAAGTGCATGGTTGGTAGTTTGATTTCTGTTTTAGTCGCGTCGTGACGGTCAACAATACTTATTTGGTCTGAAATGTATTTATGACCCTTGAGCGTATCCATTAAACGAACTTGACAGTAAGTCTTGGATTTTTCGTCCGACTCAAAAAGCACAAGCATGTTTCTCGGCTCGTGCTCGATGATGTATGGAACCCAAATATCGCCTGCAATGGACTTCATCACCTGCGTTGCGCCGATGATGATAACTATTCGAACGTTTGGGTCTTTCAATGCACGCAGCGGCCCTGCTAGGTGACGCGCCGAATCAATTTGGAAATGCCTATCCTGCTCCTGCGGCATGGCGATGTAACCACCGCCGAGCAATTGAAACCGTTCGCAATTCTCCCAAATTTCGCCGCGAAACGTCCGCCCGATGCCGTTAATGGCGACGGATAGGAGTTTGCGGTCAAATTGGGCTTCGGTCATTCAATCTTTCCGGCTTCCTTTGCAAATTCCGTTTCAAGCTTATCAATCAACTCTTTCTGTTTCGTCAAATCCCACTCGAAAAACAATCCCACCCGCGCCGAATCAATGCCCAGTGCGAGCAATTTTTCCCGACGTTCTGCAACGTATTCGCGCTCAATCAACCCTCGGATGATGGCGTGCAGGCGTTTTACCGCGTGCAGGATAGTGCGCTCCGCAATTCCGCGTTCAATGAGTAATCTTGCCTTTTCATCGTGCTTTTGTTTGGAAAGCAGTGCGTCGTAAATTATCTTTTGAGACTTCGCCTCCACCGCATCCCAAAGCTGTTCTTTGGTTTGAATCCCGGCACGCTTGGGTATAACATGCTTTTTCACCCATTTAGCGCACGTGTTCAGCTCATAATACCCATCCTCATCCGGCAACGGAAACGGCGGGTCATACGAACGCCATTTGATAATTTGCTGCGGCGAACATGGAGCTTTGAACTTATCCTGAAGCAGCAAAGCCAATTCTTTCAGCTTGTATGACTTATTTTGCATGGGATAACAGGGACTTGGCTTTTTCGCGTTCTTCGGCAAGCCAGTCGGTTTCTGAAATGAACAGTTTCAAATACTTTTCGTCCCACGTCTCAAGCGGAGTTTCGCGGATAATCTTTTGGAACGGCTGCCGCACCTTCACAGCTTCAGCCAGAAACTTTTCCATAAGCGAAAAGCTTTGCCGGATTTGTTGCTCCGCACGCTCTGGAATGGTCAACTGCCCATCGGCAATCAAGCAAAGTTGAATCATGTGCGCGGCTTCCTGGACGGATTCGGCGGGCTTATCCATTTTTCGAGCAACTGAAATGAACGTTTTCGCCTGTTGATATGAAAACGGAATTTTACCTGAGCAATGTTTCTCGAAAAATTCAAACGTGACTTGCTCCTTTCCCGTCATTGTTTGCAGTGTAATTCCAATGGCACGCGCCAAGTTCACGGCTTCAACGGTATTCTTTGACACCGATTCCGTCGCCTTTTCAAAATCCTTGAATAGTTTTGAGACTTGCTCAATCTCAGCCACCGCCGCTTCTCGTTGTAATGCCGCCGCCGATTCTTGATATGTTACAAGTTCACTTATCATTGTTTTTCTCCTTCAGTTGTTTGTTTCTTGCTTTCACCATTCCAACCCTGCCCTTCTCGCCGCGCTGCCCTGGCATCGGTTCAATGTTCAAACTCTGCTGAAACATGACGATGCACTTTGTGACAGCGGCCCGTTTTGATTTGTCGCTAAAATGCCTTATGGCAAGATCCACAGCCGTTTCGCACCCAATCATCTCTGACTCTCCAATCGCCATGTAAAGGCAATCCAAAGCCATAAGCTTGTTGCCCTTGTATTGAGCCAGCAGCCGCAACGCTCGTTTCCAAAAGTTGTCCATGCGCTCAACGGCAAGTTTGCGTAGCGGGCTTTCTATGTCCGCACCTTCCGCGACTTCCAACGCCTCATTCAACGCCTCATCCTCGTAGCTCATCGGGATGCCTTTTCAATTTTGGCTGCGTTGAACAATAAACCCCTGCCGCATTTTGCGTCCGGGACAACCTCACCCGCTTTTAGCAGGGCGATGAATTTTGGAATCGGAAGATTCATGAGTCTCGATGCTTCCGCCGTGCTTACAAGAATTGGTAAATCTGACTGCGTTTTAGTTGCCATACAATCATGATATCTAGTCAACTTGTTATTTTGTTACTTTATAACGTGGATACCATATATTGTGGTGTCATGATGTTAAACTATCTAAATTTATGCTGTCATGTGCATTTTAAAGAATCGTTCCGAAACC